GCCAACACACTGATCCGCTGCTGGCTCTTCGTGGATCAAGGTATGGAGCATTCGCGGACAACGCAAAATTGTCTCAAGCACTCAAGGCAGTAATGAGAAGCGGGCCGAATTGGGAATCGCTGGATGCAGACATGAAAGAGGCACTGGAAATGAATGCGCACAAGATCAGCAGAATCTTGTGTGGTGATTTTAACTATGACGATTCGTGGGTGGATATTGCAGGATATGCAACCCGCGTGGCAGACAGATTGAGGTCTTAACGTGGGAAACGAAACCATCATCCACGAGCCAGCCTGCGAGGTAATAACCGCACCAGAGTTGGCGAGCGCCGCATTCCGCAAGGTATGGGATGCCGCAACCGCCGCTCTGGATGATGGCCTGGCCGGTGAATTGACTTGGACTCCGAAGAAGCGCACCAGAAGCCTTGAGGCAAATTCCTGTATGTGGGCGCATCTTACAGATTTATCTCGACAAGTGAACTGGTACGGGCATAAGCTATCGCCGGAGGACTGGAAGGAAGTCATTAGCGCGGGTCTGAGAACTCAGCGTGTCGTTCCTGGAATTGATGGCGGATTCGTATCCATCGGAGTGAGGACATCGAAAATGTCTGTGAAAGAGATGTCGGCCATGATCGAGCTATGCGTGGCCTTTGGAGCGCAGCATGGGGTTAGGTTTACGGCGCCGAAATGGACGTACGAATGAGGCAGAAAAAATGCTCAGTCTGCCGAGAACCATTCCAGCCAGTCAGGCCATTGCAATCCGTGTGCGGTTTACAGTGCGCCGTGATAGCGGCAGAATCTGCCAAAGCGAAGCAGGTTCGCAAGGAATACAGATCGGCAAAACAGAAGATGAAAAGCCGCGCCGATTGGCTTAGAGAAGCCCAGGCCGCATTCAACCGTTATATTCGCCTGCGCGATCATGACAAGCCGTGCATATCATGCGGCAGGCAACATCAGGGGCAATGGCACGCAGGACACTATCGCAGCGTAGGAGCATGCCCTGAGCTTAGGTTCATGGAGTTGAACGTGCATAAGCAGTGCGCACCCTGCAACGACCACCTCAGCGGAAATATTGTCGAGTACCGGAGAGGCTTGATTGAGCGCATCGGAATTGATCAAGTGGAATGGCTGGAAGGTAATCATGAGGCCAAGAAATACACCATCGAGGAAATCAAGGCCATCAAAGCGGAGTACACACACAAATCGAAGGAGTTAATGAAATGATTGATGATAATGAATTAAAGATGCTTTTCTGCAAATCCTGTGCTTCTGATCCTTTTGGAGATGGATGGACTGAGATTGTTAAGTACGGTCGAGCCGTTGCTATTGCCACACTTGAAGATGCGGCGACGTTGATCGAGCTTGAATATGCGCCAGACAAAAAGGCACATGACAGGATGAAGCAAATTGCGCAGCATGTGCGGGACATGACGGCACCGGAAACAGGGATTAAAAAATGCGGGGACGAATAAAAGTAGGTGCGTTAATTACTCAGGATTTTGCAACAGGCCGCTGGCCTGCGAAAAGCGGAGGCTCGGATACTGTCCCGGATATAGAATTCGACTGCAAATGGAATGGATCATTCTGGGAGTGTATCGCAGATGGATATGGGATGTTGGGTTATGCTGGAGAGTACGGCAACGGAAGCGTTTTTGTGCATGATATAGATGGCGTGATTGCATCTTCTAACGCATAGGTAATGTGGCCGCTCCAGCGGCTCCCGCTTGACCGCTGGGTTTGGCGGAACTTTTTACAGGAGATTGAAATGGACTGGATGGACGCTGAAGAACTCGCGGTGGTTGTACTAGGGATGGACGAAGAGACGGCAGACAGTAATGCCATTGAGCAGGCGCTGTACGACAGGTTCGATATTTCGATGGAGCAATTCCATAAGGTCGCCGAGGCGCTGATGACATTCACGATTCCGGCACAAGCAGCGATCAGCGGGGAATCTTTCAATGGTTTTGTGAAGGACGGCGTGTTCATCTGCAAGCAGCGGGTGACGCCTAACGTAGGGTTGTGCGTCAAAACGTAACTACGGAGTGAGGTAAATGAATGAGTTGGCACTTTTTGCAGGAGGGGGTGGCAGCATCTTGGCAGCACACCTGCTTGGATGGCGCACCGTTTGCGCTGTTGAACTTGATCCCGGTGCAAGACAAATCATCCTTGACCGACAGCGTGACGGGATACTTGAGCAATTCCCGATCTGGGATGACGTGCGGACGTTCGACGGGAACGTTTGGCGTGGACATGTCGATGTTGTTACAGGAGGGTTTCCTTGCCAAGACATCAGCCGGTGTGGAGCTGGGGCAGGACTTAGCGGTGCAAGGTCTGGATTGTGGGCGGAGCAGAAAAGAATCATTTGCGAAGTTCGACCCAAGCTCGTTGTCGTGGAAAACTCCCCAATGCTCACTACTAGAGGACTCGGAACAGTCCTTGGAGACTTGGCCTGGATGGGGTTCGATGCAAAATGGGGAGTGTTCAGAGCTTCAACCATTGGAGCGGCTCACCATCGAGCACGAATTTACCTGGTTGCTTACCCCCACGGCACAAAGTTGGAAGGCTTGGACTTTCCGAAACCCGCTGAAATTGATAAGAAAGAATCACGCAGACGGCAATTTGCAAGAGCAATTGATGCGACTTTATCAGCGGATGATTACACCTCGATGCCAAGAAATCCTGATGATGTGGCCAGAGGGATGGACGGACTCAAAGCCACTGGCAATGGATGGGTTCCGGCAGTGGCAGCAAGAGCAGTGCGGATTTTGTTGACGCACAACTCGGAATAGGAACCAGAAAAGGGAAATAAAAATGGAAAACTATATTGTATGGTGCGAGGATTACGGCCAAAACGAGGAAGACGCCCGCAGGATAAATGCCTACGACGGGTGGTCGGCGGCGAGAGAGTGGGCCAAATGGCATGACCAGGAATATGCAGAATATGAAATTGCCAAAGGTGACGAGAAGGTTGTGACCGTGAAGGAAATCTCCAGCGGATTAGTCGAACAGTACAACGTGATCGGAGAGTCTGTTCTTTCGTACTGGTCAAGAAAGGTTCACAACGCCTAAAATGGGTAACAAGATGGAAAACTACCTTGGAGACGTGCAGAAAATGTGGTTTCAGCGCACGCAGGCGCCCGAAGTAATCGAGCGCCCAAGCTGCTACAACCGCCCAGCATTCGCGCGCATTATTTACTCCGAAGAGTTTCGGGACAAGTGGTACAAATTCCGCCAGACGCGCGACTGTCCGCATTGGAAACCGGGCGGAAATGCCCATGTGCGGAAAATGTGCGACTCTGCCGGCGGGAAGACGACACCATGGCACGCATGTAGTGGATGCAAATGGAAGACATGAGAGAAAAAAGCCACGCGCTGCCAGCGGTGTATTACGGTGATCCGGCTATTGCGTATGAGCGCAAGGAAGCATCTACATGCAAGGGCTGTATCCATGTCGGAAAAGAATTAGGCAGGATGTACTGCGCAAAAGGGATGAAGACCTATCCGGCCAGGTGCAGGAAGCATTACAGGGAAGCGGCATGAACAAGGTTTTCCGCTGGAGGATGATTAAATGTACTGGTTGAGTTACGGCGGAGGGGTAAATAGCACCGCGCTGGCCGTGTTATTGGCGCACGGGAAGTTGCCTCAGTATCAGCCGTGGAGGATTGTTTTTTCAGACACCGGAGAGGAGCGCCCTGAGACATATTCCTATATCCGCGATCACTTCGAGCCGTGGCTGGAAAGGCATGGAAAAACTCTCGAAGTGGTAAAGCCGGAAGAAACCATCCTTGAGCGGTGGGAGCGACTGAAAGTTACCGGAAGCCGCCTGCTTCGCGGATGCACGGTGGAAGGAAAGATCAAGCCAATAGAGCGGCACGTTGCGGCGAACGGCGGTGGCGTGCAGTTGATCGGTGTGGATGCAGGAGAAGCGCACCGGATGCCGGACAGGGTTAGGCCATTGGTTGACCTGGATATTGACCGTGACGGATGCGAAGCAATCATAAAGGCCGAAGGGCTGCCGTCTCCAGGGAAAAGCGGTTGCTGGTGTTGCCCATTCATGCGTGTTGGAGAAGTGATCCGGCTGGCGAAAGTCGATCCATGCAAGTTTGAGAGGATAGCTCGGCTTGAGGACATCGCCACGGCGACGCACGGACTGCAACCTGACGGCCAGCCGCGCACACAATGGGGTGATAAGCCAGCGAGCTATTGGCGCGAACGGGCTAGACAGGGTGATTTTTTTTTCGACGGAGGCCGCTTGAGCGACGATGACCCGCACTGCGGATGTTACGACGGATGAAGTGGACGCGCATCGGGCCGACCGCCTGGGAATCTGGCAAATACCGTATCGCGGCGGCAAAGGTCGGCAAGCAACATAGATATACGCTATTCGAGCATGCGACAAGAGACTGGATCAGGATCGGAACTTTCGACTCATCAGAAGCGGCAAGGAAAGAAGCAGAAAAAAGGGGATGCGAATGAAATTCCGAAGTGTAGAGCACGCCCTTAGCTGGGCGTTTCGAGTTGAATCCACGGCGATCATAAAAACATCATCGGCTTCAAAGGCGATGATGGGCGGCGGTGGAATGTCGCACGGAGCGCTTACATCGCATGACAGGCACGCCTACGCCGCCATGATTATAGATCAAGCATCGAGAGCGACAGACAATCCGAGCATGGCGCTGCTGAGAGCGCTATACGGCGTGGCAGACGCGGAGGATGTTCGCGCCTTCCTTGTGCCGATTGTCGTTGCGACGCTACCTACAGGGACACACTCGCGCCGCGCCATCGAGGATATCATCAACGCCTATTGCGGGCGCAATCGCGGCGTGGAGGAGTTGCGCCGATCACTGCAATGTCGGAAATCGACAGCGCTGGAGACGCGGCGCGGCGCGTACAGGGCGCTCGATGAGGTGCTGGAGCGTGCGGTTGCAAGGATTAGAGACGCCGCTCCATATCTACTTGCTAACTAGATTGGCGGCGCGACGGATGCCGAGCGACAAGTCGCCATCACCATAGGCGCGCAACTTCTCGGCGCTTTCGTCGTCGATGTTTATGTTGCGGCGCTTGAGGCACTTAGCGCCGTCAGCGGACTTTCGGCCTTGTCCACGCCCAGGTCCGCCGTGCCCTAGGCGTGGTTGCTTCTTACTCATGGACATTTTTTCTACTCATCATTCAGACTATCTCCACCTGAACGGCTTGTTGCTCCCAGAACGTCGTTGCTTGATGGCTCTCGATCCGATCCCGCATCACTAGAGCCCGACATTCTTTTGTTGTTGGCTGGTATGTGCCGCGCCAGGCTGAATCAATCCCCACGTTTCGCGCAATGTTGGTACTGTCTGCGCTACTAAGTGGCAACCTCGAAAACACATCAGGGTTTAACATCCGCAATCCATGCAACTTGGTAATCGGGTTACCGTTTTTGTCGCAAACAGCATTCATTGCTTCGGCAATTCGGCCCCACCATTTATCATTTCCGACCGTGGCGTACTTCCCACTACTGCCGAGACATACCCGCTGCCACTCCAGCGCAAGGCGCTGGAGCCTATCAATAGATTCGTGCATGTGCCAGACGGGGGCGCCGATCCACCCGCCCTTTGCCGATCCCCGCCAAGGCCATTCATCCACGAGTGCATCATTGGCTTGTTCATCGCCGTCTATAATGTCCGGTATCACTGCAAAGTCAAAATTTGGGTAGCGTTGCAATTCAGCCACCCAATCATAATAGCGTGTCCAGTCAGTCACAGACTTGCCGATTTTCCACGCGCTGAATGCCCCATTATCCACCGCGAAAGACTGGCAGACATCGAGCACCAAACCCAACTGTTCCGGATATCGAAAACTTACAAAGGCATGTCCTCCGCCAACTGCAGCTCGCGCCGCAGTGGCTGGGGTTATGGGTAGACCGTGATAATGGATCAACGCTGTATACCTCTCCATTTGTAGATTATCGAATGCCCTGAAAACAAAGGGATTAAGACGCGCCCTGGTCGTGGTGGCTTAAGCATGCGCGCAGCACACCACCGCATTAAACCCGAGGGCGAAAAGCTCGGCAAAACGCTTTGCCGCGCTGCCTTCTGGATCGAGTGTTATGGCGAGAAGAATATCGGATTTTGTCACGACCGCGCCTTTGTCTGCCGCCTGTTTCAGCATGAAATCAATTACCTGATCGACAATGAAGCCGATCAGTTCTTTTTCTTGATTCATATTTCTCTACTCCTGTTTTACTCTGGTAGGATAATCGCTACCCTGGCTGGAACGGTAACGTTCCCGTGTTCGATCAGCCTGATTTTAGACCCGGCCTTGACTTTGTTGTACCTGACGCTCGCGCCGCGGCACTCTTCAAGCATCACGTCCGCAGCGAGCGTCATCCACTCGCGGCCGATGACGGCCCGCACCTTTCCAGACGTGAGGCCGTTGAAAGTCCCATTCGTCGCCTCGACGACAGCGGCGGCCGGAACGTAGGATGCGCTGCTCCCGACGATTTCGTCTACAAAGATGGTATTTTTGTTGATGAACAACCTTTTTCCCTCTCGGGTTACCACATACCTGCTTCCATTAAGTATGCCCTTCCTTCCGGAAAGGTCGGCCTTGCTAACGAAGGCTTCGAACTTCGGCCCCGAAAGGGCTTCCGCTTTGTCTTTAAGGTATTGGGCTTTAATGTATCTTTCGAACATTTCTCTACTCCTTTTTGGTTTGTTAATTCGCCGACGAATACGCTTCCGCGTCTTCTTCGGCTAACTCTACCGCCAATGCTGGCGGCAGAGTTAGGCTGGACGCCATATACCAGGTGTCCCGCCACTCACCGGTGACGGTGCTTTCAAGGGTAGCGCAGATATTGCCCTCGCAATCATAGCGAGCGGCGATTATTTCCCACCTTTCTTCCCTTTCTTCCATGATTTTCTCCTTTACGTGATCACATCCCAGAGTACGCCAACCACTCGTCCCCTAAGTAGTTGCCGATTCTCGCCCAGGCGGAGTCTTCGCGGTTGTCCACCAGGTCTGCCAATACGTCGGATATCGTCTTGGTGTCGCGGATCGTGTCCTTGCGCTCGGCATATCCGCCGGTGTTGCCAACCCATTTTACATAGGGAGTTACCACGACAATCTTGTCCGCGTAGATACGGGCGACATATTCGCAGTTGTCGTAGATACCAACAACTGCGTCTTTGGTGATCCTTTTAGGTTTTGCCATGATTTTCTACTCCTCAGTTGGTTGATTGGCCGGTTTGCGTGCGCACCCCGTGACTTGAATCATACACAATAATCAAGATAACGCAATACTTTTTTGATAAATTCTTACATGCGCCGCTTGCGAAAGTTCGGGAACCGGCGTATAAGGATAACTACTAGAGTGCGGTTTTGTTTCCGTCGCCTAGAAGCCTGCCAGCAATGCGTGGGCTTTTTTATTGGCGTGGCGATAAGTGAATAATTTGGAACGAGTTTTCATTATCATCGCGTTGGTGCTTATAATTGCCAGCGCCTGCATGCATCGAGTGGCGCATGAGCCCGAATCGTTTCTGGTGCTAATCGGCGGATGACATGACGTATATTGCAACACGCACCCTGCCGGTATAGACAAAATGGCACGCAAAGTAATAGATTGGGAAGCTGTAGAGATTCAGTACCAGGCCGGAGTCCGTTCGCTCAAGGACATCGGTACGGAGTTCGGGGTCTCTGATGCGGGAATCATTAAGCGCGCCAAGAATGAAGGATGGACGCGCGGTCTTGCTGAAAATAAAAAAGGAAAGTTTGTTCTTGGCAAGACGGTGGATGAATACGATCGTAGTGGGTACGTATATGTGATATACCTGGACGCACCAGATCGGTATTACAAGATTGGTATGGCCTCACATTTCGATAGTAGGTTTTCACAGCATCAATGCGCGTCACCGTTTGATCTGTGCGTGGCCATAGCTTACTTCGTTGGCAACATGCGCGCAGAGGAATCCTTCCTACATAATTTGTTCTCGGAGAAAAGAGTGCGTGGTGAATGGTTCCGCTTATCTGCCGATGACTTGAAGTATGTTGCGGCACGAGCTCTGTTGGTATAGACAACAAAATGGCACGTAAAGCAATTGATTGGGAGGCGGTAGAGATACAGTATCGAGCTGGTGTCCGATCTCTCCATGACATCGGCGCCGAGTTCGGCGTCTCCGGGGCTGGCATCTTGAAGCGCGCAAGGAAGGACGGCTGGACGCGAGACTTAAGCGCGAAGATCAAAGCCAAGGCGGATGCGAAAGTTAGTGCATCCTTAGTTAACGATGCCGCCGAAGTTAACGGCGAAGTTAACGGCGAAGTTAACGCACAAACCAAACTTGCCGAAGCGACGGTAATTGAGGTGGAAGCCGAGGTGCAAGCCCGTATACGACTTGCGCACCGAAAGGACATTTCGCGCAATCGCAGTCTTGCAATGCGGATGCTTGGCGAGTTGGAGGAAGTAACAGGCAATCGTGAGTTGTATGCCCAGCTTGGGGAGTTGCTTCAAGCCCCCGACGACAAGGGCAACGACAAGCGCTATGAGATATATCGCAAGGTAATCGACATGCCATCGCGCATAGATAGCGTGCGCAAACTTGCCGACACGTTGCGGGTGCTGGTATCGCTGGAGCGCGAGGCATACGGCATCCAGACCGAGGCCAGCGACGACATTGGCGTAGGTTCGGCGATTAAAGCCATCCAGGAGGCAAATGCTCGCATTGCGGCGCGTGACTAGCCTGGCTGACGCCATTGAGCAGTATTACTACCGCCCAGATTTATTTGTCATCCAGGTAATTGGCGCGACACCCGAGCCGTGGCAAGTGGAAGCCATGATGGCGCTGGTGACGGAGGACAAGATCGCCATCCGTTCGGGCCACGGTGTTGGTAAATCTGCCTTTCTGAGTTGGATCGTCTTCTGGTGGCTGATGACACGTTACCCGGCTAAAGTCGCAACCACCGCGCCGACCGCGCACCAATTGCAGGATGTGCTATGGGGCGAGTTGGCTAAATGGCAGCGCAACATCGTGATCGACTACTTCCGGCGCCTAGCTGTGGTCAAGAGCGACAGGGTTGAGATAATCGGGGCGGAGAATGAATCGTTCGCCGTTGCCCGCACCGCCAGGAAGGAAAATCCGGAGGCGTTTCAGGGTTTCCACGCAACTCACATGCTTTTCCTGGTGGACGAGGCCAGCGGCGTTGATGACATAATCTTCGAGGTTGGCGAGGGCGCAATGTCAACCGCCGGGGCAAAGACGCTCATGGTTGGCAACCCGACGCGCACAAGCGGGTATTTCTACGACGCATTCCACAAGATGCGGTCGCATTGGTGGACGAAGAGGGTCGGGTGCGAAGAGTCCGGTCGCGTCACCAAGGATTTCGTTGATTCCATGGCCGAGCGCTATGGGCGTGATTCAAACGTCTTCCGCGTACGGGTGCTGGGCGATTTCCCAAAGAGCGAGGACGACACGGTTATCCCGCTGGAGCTGGCAGAAATGGCGCTGGAGCGCGACATCGAGACGATTGGCTCCAGCGTGATCTGGGGCCTGGACGTGGCGCGTTTTGGTAGTGA